ATGTTTTAAGAGTTCCAACTTCAAACGTAGGAACCTGCCTTAAATTCGTACTCGTAAATGTCGGCACACTCCACGTATATCCAGCACCTGCTGAAAGGGTAGCAGCGAAACGTCCTATGTTTTCAACGACATCACCAGAAGATAAATAGTTCTCAAAACTAGCCCCTGCATATTTTTCGTTATAAAATACAGTAGATAGTTCTGAAAAATTTGTCGCATACGGAACACGAGCGAATCCAAGTTGTATACCATTCGTAGTGTTGTATCCAAGATAAACAAAGTAATCAACTTCTTTTGTTGCAAGTTCTGATGAGCCAGAATTGTAGTAATTAAATCCTGCATTAAGTGTCGTGGAAAGAGCCGAAGTAATAGTCCTTATAGTATCTCCAATCCTGATATGAACAGGGTCAGAAGCCGAAGGGTCTGTACCTGCGAGAGTTTTGAGAGCTACAGTGAGGTTATCCGAAGTAACACTAGGGACTATTTTCCCATTAAGCATAAAGCCTTGCGGGGCATTGAGGGTGTTCCAAGCTGATGTTCCTGTGCCTGTTCCTTGAAGAAAGAGTCCTCCTGCTGTTGGGGTCGAAGCTCCTGTTCCTATTTTTCCTGCGATAGCATTTACTTCCTCATTAGGAGTATTTTGATTGTCTGCCATTACGTCATCGACATTATCGACATAGTCTGTTTTTAGGTTTGGTGCTGATGTTGGAAAGTTTGCCATATTTATAGTGTGTCTACATACAACTTAATTTGAGCAGTGTCATTTGATTGCGGAGTTGTTCCTGCAGTGATAATTCTTTTTATCCAAATGCCATAAACTGCTCCTTCTGTCAAATCTCCTAGTGCTATACCATTTGCCATTCCGTCTGCTGTGCTGAAGGTTAGCCCCGTTGGTGCTGTGTCCTCATCAGTGATTGTTTGGATAGGCGAACCACCAGATGTTTCTTTTGCAATTTCTATGGAAGACTCTACTCCTGTGGAGTTTGACTCAATCCAAATCTTTGCATTATATGCGGTTTCTGCTGAATTGTTTTTAATAAATACGGCTCGGTATTCTGTATCTCCTGCTGTGTGTTCTGTTCCTGATACTTCGTCAAAAAGGTTATGAAGCGTATCATCGACAACTTCTGTTGAAGATACTGCTCCTCCCAAAGAAGCATTGGGGTCTGTGTTGGAAGCTCCTCCACTTAAAAGCATTTTAAGGTCTGTTGATAGTACTGACATATTATTGTTCTACCTTGTCCACAGGTGTCCACTGTGGGGTTGGTTTGGTTATCTTTTTATATCCTTCTCCATTATATTTTTTCTCTCCATATTTGAATGTTCCATATTTGAGACCTACTGTTTTGAGTTTTATCCATATTCCTGAAGGTTTCTCAACTGGTTTGAAGTACAGTCCTGAAGCATTTCTCATATCCCAGCGTATTGAGAACGCTCGTATTGCATCTCCCCATACTTTCCAGCCTATTGTAAATAGTTTTGCTATTGGGTTAAATAAATGCCATTTCAGTATAAACGCTTTCTGTAGTACTCCGTACATACTCCAGAGAAGAAAAAGACTTTTAGTTGCTTGGTTATAGATACTCCAGAGAATAGTAAATGCTTTTTCTACTCTTCCGAATACATTCCATACTAACTCTACTGCAATTCCTGTTTGCCCGTACAAGCTCCATTTAATTTCTGTTTCTTTGGTTACTCGGTCTCTTGTTCCATACGGAGCATTAGAATAGGTAAACTCGCCATATTTCATAAAAGAAACTTTTAGTACATAAAGGTCATTACTTTTTTACTAGGGAGTCCTGTTCGGTAAAATGCAAAAAATCTATCCTCAACTTCTCTTTTGGCGTTGTTGAAAATAGTTATTTTAGCACTGGAATACTTATCGGTATTCATTATAATTTCAAGTCCTGCTACGTCATAAGCAAGAAGGTCTTGAAGGTTTTTTTCTATCTCCTCTGGTTCAGAAGAAGAGTCAAAGTCTGCTTGTCGTTTTTCATATTCAATATAAAGTCCTTTAGCTACGTCTTGTGTTTTGTTTACGGGTCGTACGAAATATGAGCCACGATTAAAATCTACGTGTGGATTAGACTGCGAAGGACTTTCTGAAGAAGCATTAAGTTCAGAGTTAGTATTAAGAGCATTGTCATAAAAGGTTGCTTTATTCCACGTTTGTCCGTCATAGGATACTTCTACTCGTACTGGTCTTAGCAAATCTGTTGGGAAAGCATATTCCCCGTTGTAGCCATTTTCTCCTTCTACGAGTGAAGTGGCGTTTACGTGTGTTTGATAGGATTTCTGAATAGTAGCATTAGCATCTACTCGCACCCGTAAAATATCAAGTATTCTTTGCCCGTAAAAGATATTGAGGTGTTCGTACATTGTTGCCTCAACTCCATTAAGGAAGGTAGAGGAATTAGTATTGGTAAGTATTTGTGCAAGGGAAAGGATTTTAGCTCCGTTCATAGAATTCGTATTTATCGATAGAAAGGATTTCTTTAGTGAAGTCTCCTATCTCATTTTTATTTATACCCCCGAGATGTCCTATGTGGTAATGATGTAATGGTGGATAGAACACTTCGAGTTCCTTTGGTCTTCTTTCGTCATTGTAGTGTTGGTCTGCTACAGCGTAGCCTTCTTCTAGTAAAGCACGATACATTCCGTCAGAGATTTGCCAACCAGGTGCTTTGAATATCTTTTTAAGTCCTAGAGGCCCTATGCTTTTAAGATACTCTTTTGAGCGTTCGTATGTCCAGTCTTGGCACTCTCTTGGGTGTGGGTGGAACTCTCCGTGCGGTAGCATTTCAATCCACGAGAACCTTTTCATTCTTTCTATAAAAATATTACCACAAAGTTTCGGTATTGTAAAGAGTGATATTTTGAAGTCAGGTCGCTTTTCTTTTAAGTAAAGAAGCGTTTCTATTCCTGTGTTTGTTTGGCAAAAATCATCTGCGTCTACTATCATACCTCCTCTTTCCATTTTCTCTCGAAATAGAGGGGAAATCGCTTGGCTTGATTATCCGTTCCTTCATAGTGTTGGACTTTTAATTCCTCAATGTATCCCACTCTTCCACCATTTTCTTTTACCCATTTGCAAAAGAAATCATCTTGGTATTTTGCAAGTGGGAGTTTCTCATCATACCTATATTTACTATACACCAAAGAAGGCACAATGTGAAAAAGTCCGCCCACGATTGCAGTAAGTCCTATGGTGTAGGTGGCAATGCCGTCTTTTCCTCCACGAGTAGGTTGATTATTTATGCCGTTTACATAAGGAGAAAGGACATATTGTGGGGAAAATTGTCCCAAAGAAGAGTAAATCTTTACAATTTCTCGTAGTATCCCGTCTGTTTCTATAAAACAGTCATTATCCATTTTAATTATCAGGTCGTAGTTTTCTTTGAATATTTCTTCCAGAGCTTGATTGCTTCCTTTGGAAATCCCTACGTTTTCAGGATTGTAAATAACTTTTTTAAAGTCGTTTTCTTTGAGCCATTCTACTGTTCCGTCTTTACTGCCATTGTCTACTACATAGTGGTCGTATGGATGTCCTGCTTTCTCTTTCAATGATTGAAAGCAGTCTTTTGTGTATTCAAGTCTCTCTCTGGTTAAGGTGTAAATTGCTATTTTCATATACGGAGAAGGTTTTCTTTTTTTACTTTATCTATAACCTTTTTTACTCTCTCTGGTGTCCAGCGTTTATTGAGTTCTATCCTGTTGTCTCTGGTGTGTTTGAACCTATCACGAGACTGTGAGTGGCGGTGAAGGGTTGGGGTTTTGATAATCTTAATCGTCATTCCTTTTTCAAAAGCTGATAAGAATAATTCTTGGTCTTCTCCTCCGTTTTTAAATGTCTCGTCTAGTCCTCCCAGTTGTTCCCACGCTTTTCGTTTTACTCTAAAAAGAAATCCCGTTGGAATAAGAGAGTCTTTGAGAGACGTTGAAAGGTGTTCGTCAATAAAGCCATTTTTCCATTTGTATGAAATCCCATACAAAATGGTTTTATCGGGATGAATTTGAGCACAGCCTACAATATCTTCGGTACTTTGAAGCATTTCTTGTATAACACTTTCTTCTGGTTCAGTGTCATCATTTATAAAAATAAGGTCATCCGTTTCGGCAAGTTTTGCTCCCTTGTTGCAGTTTACCGAAAAGGTACTCCCTCCGATAACGTAAATATTGAAATTGTCATAAGAGAGCCTTTCAAGACATTCTTTCAAAAGGTCGTGGCGGTTTTGGTGAGGGATTATAATATCGGCAAGTTTGGTTTGTTTGATGTTGTGTTTAGAAAGCACAATCTTTCGTGCTTCCTCTTGTTCAGTGTCTCCAAAGGTTATGCCTTTTCGATACTTAGTAGAAAAGACTGTCGAGCCACAATAAACTCCTTCTATGCCTTTTCCAAGTAAGCTAAGCCACAAATCCCAATCCTGAAAGCGTTTAATTTTAGGGTCAAATCCACCTGATTTTTCCCAGACGACTTTTCGTATAAGCGACATCGTAGAGATATAGTTATATCTCCAAAGGTCGTGAGAAGAAAATTCTTTGTTTCCAATAAGGTTTCCGTCAAGCGTGTACGCTCCGTAAGAATATCCTTTATCACTTTGGACAAGCGTTTTATAAAGGACGGCAATAGCGTCTTTATCCCACTCTAAGTCATTGTCGGAAAAAAGAATAAACTCGCCTTTTGCTTTTTTTGCTCCAGCGTTACGCATTACGTTTGCTCCTTTTTTAAACCTGTCTTTTTGTATGATTATTTCTATTTTCTTGTACGATTGTTTTTCCAAAGAAAGAAGGGATTGTATTTCTTCGTTATAACGAGAAGGTATAACAATAGAAATAAGTGGTGCGTCTTTGAAACATTCATCGCCTTTATGGTCGCAGAAACAATAAGGACAGCCCAAGAGTTTTTTAGGCTGTACAATTTCGGTTGCGTAGGTTGCCTCCCCATTGGAAACCATAAATTTAGCCTGCTCTTCAGGGACATCTACTAACCTGCCAAATCTATTTTGTATACGCATATAATGTCCTTATCATAGCCCCCCGAAAGGGACTATGGAAGAAGACTATATTCTTACTTCAATATCTACTAACTCTCGTGCACCTTCTGTGAAGGTTTTCTTTCCGTACAAATCCCAGAGAATGTACTGTGTTCCAAGTGCGACTGTTCCGTCTGCCAATGTTGGATTTTGTTTCATTTCGAGATTTACCAAAGAACCAGCGTTCTTTCCAAAGGAGATTGCTCCTTTTCGTCCCATTAACCAGTGCTTTGCAGCGTATGAAGACTCAACTGTTTGAGTAAGGTTTCGAGATGTGTAAATATGTACATCTTGAATTGTTCCTTTGTATCCTCGTTTGATTGACTCATCTCCAAGAGCGTACCCTGTTCCTACGAGATATTTCTGAAGAAACATTAAGTAATCTTTAGGAGGCATAATGAGGAAAATGTCTCCTCTGTCAATTTCAACGTCTTTTTCTGCAAGAGCAGTAAGTCCTGCAAGGATAACATCCATAACGTTTGAAGAACTAACTCCGATAGGAACACCAGACGTTCCACCGATGTTTCCTTCATCTACTACTGAACCAGCGTTTGCATATTCTGCAAGGATTGCTTGGTCAATAGTGTCTCGCAAAAGGTACGTAGAACGGTCTTTAAGACGACCATTGATACGATATTTCATTTGCTTTTCATCCAATCGATCAACGAAGAATGATGCATACTTTGCAGTATTTATCAAAAGTTGTTCGTTAGTTGTTTCGATTGCCGAAGAAGTAACACCAGCAGAAGCAGGGTTACGAGTATATATTCCAACAGAAGGGTCTGAAGCTGTTGGGTTATTGTATGTATCGCCGTCTGCAAGTTCTATAACTTCACATATATCCATTGCTACTTGGGATTTTGTAGCGTTTTCCTGTACTTCAGGAGCCCAAACCTCACGAATGAGATGTTCTAATGTATTTGCCATACTTTATTTTGAGGCGTACCAGCCAAGATATTCTTTTCTTCGTCCTTCTTTTGAATTTAACCATTTGACGTGTTCAGGATTTGAAAGGTCTACTTGAGAAAAATTCATTGAAGCACTTTTACCTGGACTTGGTCTACCTATTTTGCTTAAATTCTCTCTTTCTTCCTCACGTTCTTTTGAAAGTAAAGTTGCTTTTTCTTGTAGCCATTTTTCTTCTCTCCACGCTTTTAAGATACTCCCCCCGTGAAGTTTAGAAACTTTCTCGAGGTCATCTTTTACAAGCTCGGCTTGTGGCGTTGTGGTAAAAAATAATTCGCTTACATCATCTACTACTTTCGGTTGCTCTTTATGTATACCTTTGGAAAACAGTTTATCTGCTTCTTTCGTGGATTTGACGACATCGTCCCACGACTTAAAGTTCTTCCCTGTTCTTCTATTATATTCATCGAGAGCTGACGTGTCTTCTGACTGGTCTCCTTCAGAGTCGTTTAAGGTTTTGGGTTCATCAAAGATGTCCTCATCCTCTCGCTCGTCAAGGTTTGACTTTTCTTCTGACATAGATTGTGAGTTACTACGCCGATTTCTTATTGAAATCTGTTAGCGTTACTTTAATTATTGCCACTAGAGTCTACTTTTGTCAAGTTTTGTCTCCAGTTTTTATGTTTTTCCATTTTTTTCCAGTGGACTTCTTTATAGTCTGGGTTATCCCACTTAGACCGCCTCTTTATAATTCCACCAACTCTGCCATAGAAAACAGCGTCCTCTATAAGTTTAGGATTTTTTTTCCACGTTTGTATTCTTTTCTCATTCCCCGTCATAATTGATGAGTATCTTTTGCTTTATAACTTCACACGCACGGAGAGCAGAAGACTTTGCTAGTATTGCGTCTTTTATTTCTTCAGGTGATTTCCCTAAAAGGATTTCAAAGTTACTGCTGATTTCTTTATTTGCTTGTATTTCTCTGTCAAGAATTTCCTCTATAACGTATTTTTGAAAGTCTTTATTCTTTGACATCTTTTTGAAGAAGAGACTTCTTTTGGTATCTAAAACACTCTCGGCTTCAGCCATAGCCTTTTCTTTTTCTGCTAACTTTTCATTGTAGAAAACGGATTTCATAGAGGTTGTGGGAATTGGTCAGGAGCAACCTTTGCTTCTCTTGGCATTTTTACTTGTTCCATTTGTTCTGACCTTTGTTGCTCGGCTTCAATCTCTTGCTGTGTTTTATCAAAGTTTCGAGGATTGAGTCCTTGCATCAATATAAGTTCATCTTCAATCTTTGCTTTACTCTTGGTAGATGTTGGGTCGGCTTTAATAGCCATAAGAGCTTGCGAGCGTCCGATAGCATTAAAGCTCTCGTCAGTTATTTCAAACTCAAACATATACTGGAGGTCTTTGGCGATATCTTTGGTGAATTGTAAAAATCTTGTGTCTCCCATTGAACGAAGTCCTTGACGAAGCATTCCTTCTGCGACTTGGTATTCTTCCATTTCAGGATACTTTCCTGTTTTGTTTTTTACTTCTAAAGCCCAGTTATTTATAGCATTTTTGGTATAAAAAGCGTCAATCTCTTCCAGTTGTGCAGGGTCTCCTATAATAGAGATAAACTCCTCTTCTTCCATTTCTTCTACAATATCTCTGGCGTATCCATTGTGAAAAAGTTTCTTTATTCCGTGATGTATACGTTCTCGTACAAAGTTATATACTGTTTGAGCGTTAGACTCGTTTATTTGAGCTTGTGTTGCCGAAGTTGCTGAAGGAAGTTCTTCTCCTGTCCCTTGCATAGTTACCCCCATAATTTGTCTCATAAGCTCGTAGATTTTTTCTTCCATTATCTGAAAGTCTGTTGCTCGTGTGTCAAATTGCATTGTTTGCAAATCTTCACCAGGAGCGAGGGATATAACAGACCCCGTAGTAAGATTGGAAATAAATTCTTGAGCGATTTGAGAAAGTCCATTATTAGTAAGTACTGATTTATGTATCGTTACGCCCATTAGAGCTTTTCTGTCTGCCTTCCTTTTATTAGAAAAGAGTTCATTATAAATGTCTTGAAGTCCACCCAAAAGTTCTCCACAGCCAAGTCCTTGTGTTCTTCCAAAGCACGAAAACAAATCAAACTGCTCGTAAGGAAACATTCTTTCTTCTTCCCCAAGAGCCTTGCGAAGTCTTTTTGAAGCCCTTCTTTTCTTATAAGGACTTTCAAACACGTCTGTTACAATATACGGAGACCAGAATTGTCTGTCGTGGGACTCTTCTGGAAGATTTAAGGTATTGTCTATAGCTTTGATACAAATCTTTTTGCCATTCTCATCAAACGTCCAGAACTCAATGACTTTGAAGAGGTGTTCGTTTTGAGAAAGCATTTTCTCCCAGAGTTCGTTTATTTCTGCACTGTCCCAACCATACGAGTCAATCTCTTCTTTTGTCTTATAAAGAAGTTCTGCGTGGCTTCGTGTTTGTGGATTTGGGTTATTTGGCTCGGTTATGTAGTTTCTCCAATCGACAACAAATACACCACCATCGCATCTTTTTACTACGGCACTTCCAAACCACGCCATAACAGAAAGCGTTTCATCGAGAAATTCTCCGAAAGAGTTCCTTGAAAGGTGGGATTGATATGCCATTCTCAAAAGAGGAGCAACCTTTGCTTTTACGCCGTCAGTTATCCGTATATTGAGATGTTTTAAGTCTACGTCTGCATTTTGTACGATTGTTCTATAAACTACCCACATTTTAGGAAAGAAAATATTCCTGAAGTTATTAGGTTCTACTTCAGGTACTTTTAGCTTTCTGTGGTACAATCTGTAATTTTCTTGATTAACAAGTCGCATTGAATATGAGTTATTCTCGTCTACTTCAACGAGACCCTCTTCATTGTCTTCTATGAAACGAATGAGTTTCTGCAATGCTTTTTCTTTTTCCATATTAGTATATTGCTATATTTACCATAAACTGTCAAGCCCGTACGAAGGACGATTAAATCCGTCTGTTTGAAGGGAATTAAGATTGTACGTTGGTCGCTCCCACGAGTTTTGATTGTGCTTGGTTCTTATATAATATGCGATACAAAGTGCCATCATTAAATCCCAGTGAGCCGTAGCATTAGGGTCAAAGGTTACTTTAGATAGGTCTCCTTTATCGTATGTTCGGAGTTCATTGATGAGTTCTTGAGAGTTGATAATAATTGCTCCTTCATTTATAGCCTGTCGGAGTTCACCTATAATATGAGGTTTAGAAGAGCTTGTCGTAAGAAATCCATATTGTTGGGTTTTTCCTGTTTGGCGGTCTTGTAGGTTTTGTTTTGGGTTTGTTTCTTTGAATACGTTCGGGTATATTTTAAGAAGCGTTCGTACTGTTGTATCCCCCATATTGTTTCTTTCTGGAGCAATCATACATCCTCCATACTTTACGCCGTAGCGTTTAAGTTCGTGAGCAAACAAATCAGGAGGAATAGTATTATCTTTGAAAAGAGCCACTACTTCTGCCTTTACACCAAGTTTAAGAATAACAGCCGTAGAGGAGTCCTGCCCTACGCCAAGAGCAACGTCTGCCCCCATAACATAATTACAACCAGGTTTATAATCCTCATAGATATACCACGCTCCGTCTCTTGTCTCTTTTTTCGTTTCAAGTTTGGCAAGTTCTTCTGACTCAAAGACTTTATTTCCTGAAGAAATAAAAGCCTCTTCTGCTGTGAAGGGAAATTCCTGTCGCAGTCTCCACCATTTTTGTCCCAAAGAAACCCATTGCATAAAATAAAAGGTAATCTCTTTGTCGGTTAAGTTTAATTTTTTTTGACAGTCGAGAAAGAAATGTCTGTCTTTACTTTCTTTGAAAAAATCAAAGTACTTAAAAGAAGCGTCAATTTTTTCTTTGTCCCACGTCCAGTTATAAAAATGAGACTTAAATTCTGTGGGGTATTGGGGTTCTCGTCCCCACCCTGCCCAAAACATATCGTAAAATTCTCCAAACTCTCCTTCAGCTGTGGACTCAATGTCAATCCTTCCCTCAAATGGAACAGCAGGGATAGTTCCAAGAATTACTTCTTCGGCTTTAGAAGGATAGTTTTTACACAGTTTGGCAAATTCAGAAATATGTACTCGTCCATATCCTCCAGAACGCCCAGACGAAGTAACTGCCACAGAAGAAAAGGTCCCATCCTTGAAATCAAATCTCAATTCATTGGCTTTATCAGTACGCACAGAATACATCTGCTTTAGGGGAAAGTTTTCCCACGAATAGTTTAATATTTTTTGAAAGATTTTTACCGCCTCTTTGTCCGTATGAGCAATAAAGATAGCATCTTTGTTTTTGTTAAATAGTACATCATCTAAGGTATCAATCGCTTCAAAGGTCGTAAATCCCAAACGACGAGATTTTAAAATTATATTCCTTGTATGTTTGTTTTTTTCAAAATCCTTTTGTGCTTCGTTTGGTATGAAAGTAACGGTCTTTTCGTCGGCATTTCTAATTTTATACAAATGAGACATACGCCATTCCTTTGACGCTAATCGTTCCTTGTCTTCATCTGATAATGTTGATAAATCAATCATATTCTAATTCATCTAATACTTGACCGATAGCCACATTGGCTGTTGATTTGTCTTCTAATAAACGCCTCGTTTTGGTTAATGTGTCAATAGCAACGATATGGTCTCTGAAACTTCCTTCCCCTGCTTTTTCTTTGGCATATTTAAAAGAAAGTTCTAAAAGAGAATTTATTTCCTCTTTATGAACTTCCAACACATCTTTAAATTCTGATGCTTCTAATATGCGTTCTTGCGGGATAGAAACCCCTACTCTATCCATTGCTTTTTTGATATCCAAACGTTCGCCATTGGTTATTTGTTTTGCCACCAAAACACCAACCGCTGTCGCTTGTAAATTCTCTTTATTCATCGAAACACGCAATTTCTTCAATCGTTTCGTTTCTTCTTTATATTTCCTTTGCATATCCTATACATACCATATTCCTAGTCAAATGGCAAGTACTTGACAACTACTTCAAAAACGATTACACTTTTGTGTGGTAGGGAATTAAAAGCGGTCAGGGCTAACGAAATATAAAATCAGACTCCTTTCTGCCGAAGGCACAACACAAATCCGAAACAACACAAATCCGAACGAACAAAATCCTCTCAGGATTTTTTTTTGTTTTTTTTTAATTGCAGAAAAGGGTTTCCGAAATAAACGATTTCAAAAATTTCAAAAATATTTTTTTTTGTTTTTCAAAACCATTTCAAAAATTTCCTAGATTTTTCAAGTTGGGACTCTATATATTCTCCCTTCAATCTAAAAAAAAGGGGTACCCCCCGTCCCTACCTCCTTCTTATATATATATATATTGTTTTTGCTTTGTTTTTGTGTTGTGAAATTGGGTATTACTTTTATAAAATTATGCTAATGTCGCAGAATATTATCTATACACTAAAACACATTCCCTCTATATTGTCAAGATAGAAAAACCCTTGACAAGGCAGTATCTAATATGCTATACTAGCAACAGACAACTGAGACACACGGATAAAGAGAAGCATACAATATATATATAGGCTTTCTCAAACGGTCAATCGGTTGTCAATAATAAGTTCTATAAATAAGTAAGAATAAAAAAATATGAGCAATAAAGAAGAAGCAAGAAGAGAAGAGCGTTATTTTTTGTACCAAATACTTTTGACTCACGAAAAAATAGCCAAAGACGTATTCTTAAAAAATGTTCTTGCAAAAATGATGGAAATCGATGACCTAATCCAATTAAAAAAATAAGAGGTATGACTAAATCACAAAAAATTGAAAAAGAGCTTGAGAAAATAAGAAAAGACGCTTTCTCAGTTTCGTACGAGCCAAAAAACTCAATGGACGGCGGGATGTACTACTGTGTGGATGTATATACTGATGACGACAAGGCACGTTTCCTTATTCCCGCTGGTGGAACAGTGCAAGACATCGTAAGACGAACAATGGAAGAAGTAAACAATCACACAATAATAGACCAATTTTAATCGAAAAAATATGTTTAAAAAAATATACTTCTTTTTCTTTCCAAAAAAGAAGAAGATCAATAAGTGGTTTGAGGAAAAAAACTGGAGCTTTTCAGAAGATAACTACAAAATATAAAATCCTTTCTTTTTCTCCATCTTGTCAAGGTGGAGAATATAGAGAGTTTTTGAACTCTTTACCCTGTACATTTACAATTTAAAAAAGAATATATGAAAAAAACATTAGATGAATATTGTTTTGTTAATGAGTTTCAAGCGTTCCAAGACCGAAGAGACTCGCAAAACTTTTCAAGAGAAGGACTCTTTGCCCTCTATGATGCTATCACAGAATACGAAGAGGCAATAGGAGAAGAACAAGATTTCGATCCCGTTGCGATATGCTGTGAATTCTCTGAATATCCAACGGCGTGGGATGCAATACTAGAATATTCTCCCGAAGATATGCCAACAATAGACGGCGAAGGGCTTGACCTTGTAGAGATACAAGAAGAGCAAGAAAAAGAGGCTTTAAGATGGCTTGAGAATAAAACACGAGTCATTGTGTTTGATGGGGGTGTTATAATAAGCAGCTTCTAACTGTATGAAACTATACGCAACATTAGAGACATCAAGAGGGCGAAAAGTCTCTATATCAGATAATGAGGAAATTATAGCTACAGTATACGATGGGAACAAAAAAGCCTACAGCGTCATCATAGAATGGACTAATCTCGGAGACATAGAAAAACCAAAAATGGGGGCGTTGGTACGGGTCAGAGAATGGAGAAACGAAAGGCAAAACGAACAGCGGAAATAAACCGCAAATCAAAAAGCCGCAATCCTTACAGGGGGGAGAGCGGTTTTTTTGTGTTCTTACAATAACACAGAAAACAAAGACTGTCAAGATATAGAAGACAAGATAAACCACCCTCAAATCTCCTTTTTTCTCCCATAACAATGGCGAAATTTTTCCTCGCAAAAGAGTCTCTTGTTCTAAAATTCCCAATAGGTGGCTCTTGATTTTAATGTGAAATCGTGCTATACTAGGTTATAGGGTGATGGTTAGCCTCTACCATTTCAGAGGATAAGTATCAAATATGAATAAAATAAAAATTGTGCAAAGTGTAAAAGAGACATCGTTCGTTCTCGGGCTTGTGTTAATCGGGATGGTTATAGGTATAAGTTATTATATCGCATACGGGGCGTACAGTAGCATCAAAAATCCAAGTATAGTAAGCTGGAATACTCGTGAAGAATTAGCCATATATTCGGCGAAAGCTGGAGAGGAGCTTCTACAGACCGATATTTTGGTGGAGGTGGAAGGAGGGGGTAATTCTGGACAAGATGAGTCCCCTCTCTCCATAGAAGATAAGATAAGAAAGGTTGCCGAAAAATACGAAATAGATTGGAAAATACTCAAAGCAATCTGCATAAAAGAGTCAAACTGCGACTCGTCAAAGACTGGAGACAGTGGGAAGTCTTGGGGGGCATATCAAATTTACTCGGTTGCTCATCCTGACATAACAGAAGAACAAGCAAGAGATTTTGATTGGGCTACAGAATGGACGGCAAAACGTCTCAATGCTCATAAACATCTCGGAGAATACGAAATGATACGAAGTCATAATGGGCTTGTTACTTGGAATAATTATTATGTTGATGATGTGTACAAAATAATGAAAACGCTTTAATTGTTTGTTTCTGGGGAGGTTTGCCTTTGGGCCGGGTTTTTACTTCCCGTTTATTTTCCTCTCCAGAAATAAGTAATTAAAAAATATGGACAAATTCAAATGGGCGATCATTGTTCTTGGTGCTATTTTTCTCTTTATCCTTGCCGATAAGTGGGTATTCCAGCCACAAGAAAAGGAAGCAAAGCAATTAGAGTGTAGTCAGAAAGTACAGAGTTGGTATACTGGTCTTGACGAGTATGAAAAAAGAACAGTCTCTCCTGCTCAAGCAGAAACACTTATTGAAATGTGTGTAAAAGGTTTTTGGTCTTGACAAAAGAGAGCTTGGGGTGTAAGATGATAGTACAAATATGTGGAGTTGCGTCCACCATAAACAACTGAAGGCATTTTTAGTAGATTGCCTATCGCCGTGGGTTCGGTTGTACCCATTACGCAATAGGCATAGGCATTCTACTAGAGATGCTTTTTGTTATGTAAAAATTAATATAAACGTGTATGTATAACGCATTGTGGAACAGAGAACAGAAAGCTCCTCATATTGAAACCATAGAGGAGACAAGGGCAAAAAGAGAAAGAGCCGAGCTTGGAGGATACCGAAAACAAGAAGAAAAGTGGGAAGTTATACATAAAGGATCGTACGAAGAATGTTCTGAGGTACTAAAGAAAAAATGGAAACAATCTTACAAATAAAAATATGGCAAAGCTCATAATAAAAAATAATTACGCTACGATACCAAATACAGTACTTAAAGACAAAAGACTATCTCTAAGAGCAAAGGGACTGTTTGCTTTAATACAAAGTAAGCCTAATGGATGGGATTTTTCAAAAGACCGTCTCCTAGAAGAATCAAAAGAGGGAATCACAGCGTTTTCCACAGCGTTCCGAGAACTAAAAAAATTACAATATTTAACAACAATCCCTCTACAAAGCCCTAACGGAAAGTTTGGAGGACACGATTATATTCTTAACGACTGTCCAGAAATACAACAAAAACCGAGAGGTGGAAAAACGACCACTCGGTTAATCGACCACTCGGAAAAACAGGGTCTCTCTAGTAAGAAAGATTTAAGTAAGAAAGATTTAAGTAAGAAAGAGAATACTTTGCAATCTGGCGATTGCGGAGAGAATTTCTCTTCTGACGAATACATTACCAATCTTATCTCTACCGGTACATACCCTATAAAGATTATCGGCTGGTACTTCAAAGTCAAAGGCTTAAACTTTCCAACGAAGGTGGCAGGCGATACAGAACTCAAGCGTTGGTTACGAGACGCAAACATTTTAAAAGACTACCCACAACAAAAAATAGGAGAGGTATACAAATTGGTGAGTGAGAAATTCCCATTCGATTGGAAACTCTCCACGATAGTAAAATACGTAAATGAAACAAAGAGTGATGAACAGATATTGATAGAATGCATAGAGGAGGCGAAATCTGCTTTGGGACTAGATGGCGATTGGGAAGCAAGAGCAAGGAGGAGTTACTTGAGAATAAAAGAAATACCTTTCGAGAACCATTGGGCTAACCCAGTGTGGACGAAGTGGCTTAAAAAATACCCCTACTTAAAAACATAAAAATATGAAACTAACAGAAATGCTCCTTGCGAGAGCCTATGTGTCGAGAAACGAGAAGGGTGAGAAAACAGTTTCCTTCAAAGACAAATGGCAATCCGAAGCCAGAAAGCTAAGCGAACAAGAGATAGTGTCCCATTTACACGAACCAAATGGTGCAATAGCTATGCTTACTGGCAAAGAGAACAGGCTTACAGTGCTTGATTTTGATGATATGGGGAGTCAATTGCTTATAGAACTTGCAGAAGTGTGTCCGACATATTGCGTCCAGACATACAAAGGAGTCCATTTTTATTACCGATACACACCAGAACTTCAAACAGGCTCAAATAGGTTCGGGGAAGGAGTAGATGTGAGAAATGACGGCGGAGTAGTGTTTTGTCCCCCAACTCCTCATTACCAGCGTTGGGGAGAGGAAATAATTACAGAACTAAACGACGAAGCCAAAGAACTCCTCAACAAATATTCAACCCATACCAAAAAAGAAACCAACCTTGTTACCACTACTTCCCGAAACGATACACTCTTTCGAAAAGCGTGCGGATGGGCAAACCATTATCCCGAGCAAGAAGTATGGAATAGAATGGTAAAAGCCAACAGAGACTTCCAAAAAGGAGAATTGGACGACAGAGAGCTTGAAATAATGTATCAACAAGTTTTGAAATATAAAAAAACAGGAAGTGTCGAAGATATAAAGCCAGATGAAACCACAGAACGAGATTTCAAAAATGAAAAAAGGTTTACGTGGGGGACACAAAATCTTAATTATAATTTTTCAATAATCAGAGAAACAAACTTTATCGTCATTGGAGCAAAACGAAGCAGTGGAAAAACCCTTTTCTCTTTTTGTATGGCAAAGGCAAATGCCATTAAAGGTCATAAAGTCCTCTATCTTTCACTTGAAATGGAAACAAGCGATATTCTAGACGATATTGGGAGGAAATTTTCAGGGATGCCTCTCAAAGACGAATACGAGCAAGACATTTCAGAAGAAAAAATGAAACTGTATAGGAAAAAAATACAAGAAATACAATCCATAGAAAACTTGAACATTGTTGGAATACGAAGAGAAACAGAACCAACGTGGGAAAAAATAAAAGAACTCTTAGACAAACACAATGTAGACATAATGTTTATAGACAATCTCGACTGTATAAAACTTGAGAAAGAACAAAATGAAAATCTTAGACAAGCAAAAGTTACACGAGCGATGATGAGTTACACCAGCGAAAGAAAAATACCAATAATTCTCATCCACCATTATAGAAAATCAGGAAAAGAGGATTTTGGGATGGACGAGTTGGCAGGATCAGGAAAGATTGCGGACAACGCAGATAGAATTGTTACTCTCAAACGTGCGGGAACGATACAAGACCCATACCCACAAAAGTACGAGACAGAAATTTCCCTTGTGAAGGGTCGAGGTTATCCAGAAAACACTCAAAGTATTTATTTTATAAAAGGTTCATTCGTTGATAAACCTCCAGCATTAAGCGAAGAGCAAATAATACAACAAGGGGCAACCGAAGAAGACGCCCGTTTAATTTTTGATGAATTTACAGTATGAACGAAGAAATATACGTAGCAGAATACAATTTTCAGCAACAAGCACCACACATCCAAACCATACAAGAACGCAATCAAAGAAGTTTGCAGGCAAACAAAGAATGGAGGGTCATTTGTATCGGAACTTTTGAAGAATGTAATAAGGCGTTAGATGAATTAAAAATAACCTCTTGACTGCTAGTGTAGGATGTGCTATACTAGCATTACAACTGAAATGTTCGAGTATCGACATTTTGGGACGAGCCTCAAAATTGAAGTGTAAAGGAACATAATATTTTTTAAGTCCATTTACCCACTCTATACATTTTCGAGGCTCTAAGAGAATTAAAAAAACAACGCTTAAAATTGCGTTTTAAGGGGGGTGTAAAAATCATCAAGGTGTTTGCACGTTTTGGTATAGTAAAATACATTCTAGGGGCATTTTTGGAAGTAATTTGTAGTTTTCAAAATGATTTCTCTAGAAGTATTTGGTAAGAATAATTAAATAAGTAAAAAAATATGGAACAAATCACAGAAAATTTTGTCTCGGCTCTTGAAAGAGCAAAGAGACAAACTCGACTCTCACGAGCAATGTTTTTTGAAGACATTGAGACGATGAAAGAATACACCTTAGAAGAAATTCTCCACGTGTGGGATTTAATTGAAAAAATAGACCTTATGGATGAGTATGCAAAATAAAAAAATTCTACAACTTCTTTCTAAGGGGAGTTGTTATAACACAGAACTTAATAAAATAGCCTTCCGATACGGAGCAAGACTCCACGAAATGAAAAAAGAAGGTCTAAAAATCATCGTAGAATATGTGGAAAAGGGATTATATCTCTATACCGCAACAAGAATACCCAAGAAATTATTAAAAAAGTATAATGTATGAAAAAAGAATTACTCACAGCACTCCTAGAAGTGCAAAAAGAACTCCCAATGATTACACGAGACACTAAAGCGTATAATTATAAATATGCTCCTCTCGAAGTTATCTGGGAAAAAGTAGGAAAAATTCTTACTGAAAAAGGTTTTGTTGTTGTAAACGAGCTCACTCCAGAAGGCGTAAAGACTACAGCCTATCACGAAGCAGGAGAGCTTTCTTCCTTCTTTGCCATAACGGGTCTCAAACCACAAGACAGAGGTGCAGAAGCAACCTATGGCAGAAGATATAATTTGGTCGCAATATTCAATATCCAGCTCGAAAACGAGGATGACGATGCACAAGAAGCTCAAAAGAAAGCTCCAAAGCCAGTCAATGATATTGCAAGTTTATGATTACCTTTGATGAAGCCTCCCACACCTATTATGTAGACGGAAAGCCACGAGAAGGAGTATCACATTTCATTGAACGCCATAAAGTGCCGTTCCCAAAAGAGATGATTGCAGAAAAGACAGCTCAAAGAGACGGGACGACAGCCGAAGAAGTTTTGAAAGACTGGGACTTACAGGGCAAAATGGCAAGGGAACTCGGCTCGGCGTGCCATACTGCCATAGAATACTGGGTGGCAACCGGAAAAGAACCCAAGAATGATTTCCTTAAAATGGTCGCAAGGAAATACGCCAGTATTCACGACAGAACGAAGGTAAAACGAGAAGTGGTGGTGTACAACGATACTTTGGCAGGAACGATTGATGAGTTAGAGATTATCGGGGAAAAGAGATGTATCCTAAGAGATACCAAAACAAACGGAGACCTCTACAAGAAAGGAAAAAAGATGTTACCTCCGTATGATTTCCTTACAGACTCTCCGATTGATACGTACACGCTCCAGCTCAATCTTTACAGGGAACTCCTCGAATTTCACGGGTGGAGAGTTGAGAAAATGGAGTTACAGCATTTGACCATAGCAATAGAAAATAGCGAGATAGCATTTAATTTAGAACTAATAAACATACCAAGTTATTATAGAATTTAAGATAAAGACGCTAACAGCAAATTAAACATATTGGAATGTAAAATGCGTCTTGAGATGGAGAGGTTAGTGTAATGGTAGCACAGATTAAAATGTATCTTGATAAGATACTAACAGCAATAAAATTGCTTTTGGGGCATCGAGAGTGGGTTCGATTCCTACACCTCTTCCATAATAATTAAATTAAGACTCTAACAACAATTTTAATACATTGGCGTAAAAAACGAGTCTTGCAAAAATATATGAAACATATACGAGAAATAAAGGGAGAGACTAAGTCATCAGGTCTTGTGGATGCTCTCTACAAAGAGACCTCCTATGGAGAAACAGCTAATGGTGCTTTGACATTTACTCGCTCGGGGTCTTCATTACTAGACTTCTTCGCTCAAGGAGGGGCTATGAGAGGAAATCCAAAAAAAGCAATCGAACTTTTTAGTAAGGCTTTTTCTGAAGATAGAACACTGGCAATACGCATACTTTTCTATCTTAGAGACGTCAGAGGTGGGCAGGGAGAGAGGGACTTGTTTCGTAATTGTTTAGAATGGATTGGAACAAATTATCCAGATATATTTGAAAAAATAGTATCTTATGTTCCAGAATATGGACGTTGGGACGATATGTTTTTTGATAACGAATACGCCCTAAAGAAAATTAAACATCAATTAGCTGAAGATTTAAAGTCCCAAGAACCGTCGCTATTAGCAAAATGGCTTCCTACTATAAATGCTTCATCTTCCCACACAAAGGCAAAGGCTCGATTTATTGCACAAAAAATTGGAATGAGGGAGATAGAGTATCGCAAGAATGTGAGAAGTCTAAGGGAAAAATTAAAAGTTGTTGAAGAAAAAATGTCTGCTCGTAAGTGGGGAGAGATTGAATATTCAAGAGTTCCTTCTCAAGCATCAAGAATTTATAAAAACGCATTTACAAAACACGACGAAGAGAGATATGGAAAATATCTTGAAAAAGTTGAGAGTGGAGAAGAAAAGATAAATGCGTCCACGCTTTATCCATACCAAATATATAAATCAGCAGAGAAAGATTACTCTAAGACACTTGACTTATTGTGGAAAAATCTTCCTGACTATACAATGGGAAAGGAGGGGATAGTGGTTGCGGATGTTTCAGGGTCTATGGAAGGAAATCCAATGGCGGTAGCTGTCTCTCTTGCTCTTTATTTTGCAGAAAGAAATAGTGGACCATTTAAAAACCACTTTATAACATTTAGTGAAGAACCAAAATTTCAAAGAATACAAGGGCAGACATTAAAAGAAAAAATGGCATCTATTGAAAATTCTGAATGGGGATATAAGACAAATATTCAAAGAGTGTTCTCTCTTATTCTCAATGCTGGTATACAGTACCATATAAAACAAGAAGAAATGCCAGAAACTGTCTATATTATATCTGATATGGAGTTTGATGCTTGTGATACGGGAAAAACTAATTACGAAGAAATAAAAGAGAAATATAGATTAGCTGGATATGAAGTGCCAAATTTGGTTTTTTGGAATGTAAATGCGAGTGGCGAAAACCTTCCAGTGCAAAAAGATGAGGTTGGTGTTTCGCTTGTTTCTGGATTTTCTCCAACAGTATTTAAAATGGCAGTTGAGAATAAAACACCAGAACAGGTAATGCTAGATACAATAAATAGTAATAGATATAATGTAATAAATATATGGACGAACTAAAAAACGCAACAGTTACTTTTAAGGGAATAGAAGATTTAGCAACAAAAGTTTTAGTTGATACGGATGCAGGAAAATTTAGTTTTTTCAAATTAAAAATTGATGAAACTCCAACAAGAGCTATCGAAACCTTGAAAGCTCTTGACCCAAAACCAGGAGAAATAATTGAAATCTCATACAAAGAGACAGTCTCCAAATCTAACGGAAAGACCTATAGAAACGCTGTAGCTTTCTATGCTCCAAAAGAAGGGACTATGCCTCTCCCAAGACCAGAAGCACCCGAAGCACGAAACGAAGTCCTTATGAACCTTACAGAAAACATTCACAAGTTAGACGACCGATTGAGAATTTTAGAAAACAGAATTGCCTTGTTAGAACTTCCAGAGGAAAAAGATAAGGTTTCAATTTCAGATGTTCCTTTTTAAAAATATGAAATGTTTTATTGTAGAGGGAGGAGCGAGGAAAGAAGACGGATCGTTCCTCCCCGAAGGATACTACGAAGTTTCCAAAGAAAAGAGAACCACGAAAATGAACAATGCTCTCCACCTTTGGTTTGCTCTTATTGCCGAAGACTCCAACGAAAAAGGACTAACTCTTGACCTCCTCTACAATCAGCCACAGAATATGCGGATTACTCCAGAACTCCTCAAAAACCTTTTCAGAGAGTACGGAAGAGTGATGTACAACAAAGACTCCACCTCCAAACTCACCAAAGACGAGATGAGTAAACTTATAACAGTATTTGAACAGCTTCTTGCAGAGAGACTAAATAATATAATCCCCTTTCCGCATTATGAATAACCTAGAAAATCTCTTAAAAGAAGTCGTCCAGCTTGAAGCCTTAAAACGTGAAGCAGAAATAAAACTATGGAAAGAAATAAAAAAACTTGTAAGCATTGCGGAAAGAAAAGAAAGCTCAAAAACAACGAATGTCAAACGTGCCATAGAGAAAGGACGAAAACCTACTGGAAAGACAAATGCTGGGAGGAAATCAAGAAAATAATTAAATTGAGAGACGGAGACGTGTGCGTAACGTGCGGTAAAAGATGTGAAGGTGCAAATGCTCATTGTGGACATTTTATGACTGGGGCGACCTGTTCTCCAAGTCTCTACTACGAACTCACCAACATACACAGAGAATGTTACCATTGTAACGTAAATCTATCAGGGAACTGGGTTAGCTATCTGCCGTTTATGATTAGTAAATACGGGCAAGACCACGTTGATATGCTCCTCAAAATGCGTAAAAGGTATATGGGAGAATACTGGACGTATCAGGATTACAAAGAAAGATACGAATGGTTGAAAGAAGAATGTGAACTCTTGCAATTAAGTAAATAATATGCTATACTAGGGTTATGACAATACAAGAAATTATAGACGAGATTAAGAAAATTAAATCTCCAGAAGAACTCAAGAAAATCTGGTCGGAAGTTGCCAAGCATTACAGGTATCTGAAGAAAGATTACTTTGACGTTGTTCAAAAGAAATGTGCTATCGCAGGAGCAAGGGCTAAGTGGACAAATTTTTACGCTAAAAAGAAATAATATGCACTACGAAATCCAAAACGCAGTAGAAACGCTCTACGACAGTCAAGATATCCTGATGAAGCGTGTTCCACTCGGTAACATTGAAGAGATTTTAGGAGAATTAGCCAAAGCTCAAAAGATTATTCAAGAAGTGATAAAGGAGATTGAAGAATTACATCGTTGAGAGTATAGAGAGGTGGCGGAATATAGACGCTATGGAAGTAGGTGTGAACTCTGAATAGTTGCGTCATAGCACCGAAAAACAAACAATGAAATCTCGTGGGATGTAGCTACCCTGCTTGATGGAGTTGCCAAAGGCAAGACAACACCGATAGGAACAGTCGCTAAATGTCCAGCTGGTGGGGCTGTTCATAGCCATGCAAGGGTGAAAGTCCCTTGCCCTCTCTATTCTCTCAATGAAGAGGATAGTACCTTGAAAAAACTAAAGTACCCAGAGTATTACCGAGTCCTTGCGTCAATTATGACCAAGAAAGAACGTCAATGTTTACGGGATATCCTGAGAGGTAAAAATGTCAAAAAGCTACCAAAAGCACCATCGCCTTCCCAGAAGTCGTAGAGGTGGAGATGAACCAGAAAACATCTCCGTAGTAGACAGGCGTTACCACGAAGCCTACCATCTCCTTTTTGGGAATATGACCCCGAAGGAAATGGCAAGTCTCCTCAACGATATCTGGATTGACCCTCACGTTCGCCTTGTTGTCAGGAGAAGGAAATGCCCAAAGCAACCCAAGTGAAGGCTCCGCCAACGAACAACCTCAACATCCACAAGGAACGCGTGGTATGTAAAGCCCCAATCGAAAACCGCCCGTGGGGAATGGGGAAGACCTACGCAACCTGCTCGAAGGCTTGTCAGGAAATCTACCAAACGTGGCGTTACAGGAGAACGAAATGACTCAAGATATCGGATTTGACTACGAGAAGTGTCATCGTTGTGGACAGTACATCAACGTGAACGAGACTTCTCACGTCATCGCTCGGGTACAGGGAGAAAAACTCTTCTTCCATTTCGGACACTGCTTCCGCCATTATGTGCAGTTTTATGCCGAAAGCAATGTCGAAGTTCTCGAAACTGTGCGTAACTAACCTGAAGGGGGACACGTCCCCCCCCTCAACTCTGAATATATAAAATCAAATTAAGACTTATGGACCAAACATACCCTTTACCCATCAAGGCAAGAGATGGAGATAATATTTAATCTAAGCGTATTTCTAACAAAATGGAATTTGCAATAATAATGATTTTTACGGGGATATTTATCACCCTTATGGGTGCTATTCTCTTGACTGTGGAAATAAAAGAACGGTGCTATTCAACTCAATGTATTAATAATCAAATAATCAAATAATATGGAAAAAATAGTGTGGAGTGAGTCAACGAAGCAAAAATATGGTGCGAGGAACAAGGAGGAAGACTTCCTAAACTTTGGGAACTATTGAAAGCCTACGAAGAAAAAGAAGAAGGTTTTGTGGCTAACAACTGTTGGTCCAGCACTGAGGGTTCTACTACGTACGCGTGGACCGTGAACTTCCTCTATGGGACTACGAACTACAACCTTAAGACGTACAGTTTCTACGTCCGTTGTATTTTCGATAAATAATAAAATAATCAAATAATAAAATAATATGAAATATAAATTGACAGAAAATAAAATAAAAAATCTTTATCAAATTCAAGCCATTAAGGATTTCGCTGGAATAAAAAAAGGAGAACTTGGAGGGTATATAGAGAGAGAAGAAAATTTAAGTCAAGAAGGTTTCTCTTGGGTAGCTGAAAACGCTAGGGTATCCTGTGGGGCTATTGTGTATGGTAACGCTTGGGTTTCTGGTAATGCTTGGGTTTCTGGTAATGCTCGGGTGTATGGCGATGCTTGGATTTATGATGATGCTCAAGTATATGGTGATGCTCACGTGTACCAGAGAGCTAAAGTATGTGGCGATGCTATTGTCTATGGGACTGCTCAAGTTTTTGACGAAGCTAGTGTATCGGGAAAGGCACGAATTAGTGGGCAATCTATTATTCACGGGAATGCAATAATCAAATAATAAAATAATATGGACAAGATAATGTGGGGCGAAGCAAAAATATGGTGCGAGGAACAAGGAGGAAGACTTCCTAAACTTTGGGAACTATTGAAAGCCTACGAAGAAAAAGAAGAAGGTTTTGTGGCGATCTCCTATTGGTCCAGCACTGAGGGCTCCACTACTGGTGCGTGGTACCTGTACTTCTACAATGGGGGTGCGGACTACAGCAATAAGGCGAGCAGTTACTCCGTCCGTTGTATTTTCGATAAATAGTAAAATAAGAAGCGTTAAACAACATAAAAATATGAAAGAAATCACACAAAAATCAAAACTTATCCTCTTCCGCCTCAAAAAGATTGAAGAACAAACACAAGAACTCTACAACGAAAACGCAGACCTATACGATAAAATCCTTGCCAACGACATAAAACTTGCAGACTTTGCTCAAGAGAAAAAAGAAATAATTATAAAGCTCTTATGACCAAACAAGAAGCCATTAAAAGAATGTTTGATAGAGACTTAGCTTTCATCTGGACTGAAGTGTTCGATACTCAACTTAACTGCATAGACCCTTTCGCTCTTGACTCAATGATAGAAAAGTACCACGGCAAATACGAAGGCAATTTGAAGAATTATATTATAAATAATTTTGGAGAAGAAGTTTTTGAAGCACTCTTGTAAACTAACTTTAATTATAGTTGGCGTTCGATAAAAAATGTAAACTAACTTTATGATTTACTCACAAAGAAACAAAGAATGGGGAAAAGACAAAATGGGAAACTCTGGACTCGAACTCGAAGACTATGGATGTCTTTGTACCTCCATTGCAATGCTTGACGGGAGAACACCGAAAGAAATAAACAAAATACTCTCCAAAGGAGGGGCTTATAACTCAAATGGTATATTAGACCACAATAAGGCTTCAAGCCTCTTACAGCTCAATTTTGAAGGTCATAGTAGTACTCCACAGTACTTTCCAATCATTGCTGAAGTTGATATGTCTCCCAGTCCAGGAAAACAGCAACATTTCGTCATTCAAGAAAGCCCCGAAAGTATTCTTGACCCGTGGACAGGAACAAGACGCTCACACAAAACGTATCCAATAATAAGTTATAGATTATATAAAAAAATAACCCAAGACATTATGAAAATCCCTTCCAAGTTACAAGACGAAATCAAAAAGTACCAAGACCTTTTAAAGGGTCAAAAAGAATATGAAAAAGAAGTGAAATATAAGTTTAAAGACGAACTCCGAGAGGATGACCTTCTCATTATCAAAGAACTTCAAAGCGGAGTAAGGAATGTGCTTGAAGACGAAAAGAAAAGCAAGAAAAACTTTATAGAAATGAACGTTCTTTTGGAGGAAAAAATCCTTATCCTAGAGGGACAGCTTGGTGATTGTCTTTCCGCTCCCGTTCCTGAAGACTCTAAAGTAGATCATTTAGAACACCAAATCTTTATTGGTGATTGTCTTTCCGCTCCCGTTCCTGAAGACTCTAAAGTAGATCATTTAGAACACCAAATCTTTACGATCGAAGACCTTCAGAAATCCTTTGACGTTCAACGCATAACAATGCAAAACGAAATAGCAAGCCTTAAAGCGTTAGTAGACAAAAACGCCAAAGATACTTCTATCCTTGACGCATTATCATTCGCAATTAAGGCAATACTAAACCGATGAAAGCCTATATAAAAAAAGACGGTATAAACTCTGACGCTCTCTGGCTCATCGTTCAAAGAGGTGATGAATATGCCGACATAAAAGGTATTTTAGGAATGTTTCGTGAAGAAGACACCGCAGGAAACGTAGCTTATCCAGTTATGAAAGAAGAGTTAGAAGCTATTAGAGACGCTATAAATGAGTATCTTGATAAATAAACTATCAAAATAACCTTTATATAAAGCATTTTATTTTTATTTATCAAGAGCAAAGAAAATAAACTATGAACTATCCCTCCTACAAAAAACCATTCCTTTTTGGCGTAGTGTTAGCTTTAGCTGGACTTATCTTTGCTTATCTTGTCGTTACGCCTGTAGGGTTTTGGTTAGTACTAGCTCTTACAATCGTTTTAATTTATTTGTTTAAGTAAACCTTTCTGTCTTTAAACTCTGCTTTCTTTCCTGCATTGTATTGGGAAACTGGTCTGATATAACCAACTATTCTGCTGTAGACTTCAGTAGGTCTAAAATTACGAAGGATTATATCCTTATTAAAACAATCCTCACATTTATAAAACGTCCCGAAAGGTGTATCGTATTCTTCAAAGGTTTCTTCTTTGTTACAATCGTGGCATTTCATCTATTTATTGTTTAACCAATAATGAAACAAATCAAGAAGTGCTTTCACGGCTACTCCTAAAATAATAACATATCCTTCATTAAGGGAAAGCCCATAGGAAGCAAGAATAGCGATAACTCCTGCAACGATTATTTTTGTAACTTCCTTTGAGGTCTCTGGAACAATTACCACTCCGTTTAAGAGTTTTTTTATACTAAATTTATTCATACTATTTTATCCAATTTCTTAAAGCTACAAAACCTCCGATAATAACTAAAGCCCAACCAATCAAGGAAGCGACTGCTCGTATAACCCTCCCTGAAGCAATCAGGTCTGATAGAGTTTTAATCGCTTTGATGTGTTCTTCCATTGACTCGCTGTGTCTTTCAAAGACATTTTTGAGTTCAGTAATAGAACTTTCCATAGCATCTATTTTTCTCCAGTACTGTTGTTCTCGTTGGTCGTGCGAAGTAAGTTTTCTGTCGATTTCATCTATTCTTCTTCCTGTTTCTGGCGACATTTTGTGCATCAATTCGGAGAGTTTGTGATAGGTTTTCTTATCTTCTTGGATGACAAAATCTTTAATTCTGGTTTCCATATCGTCTAAGTACTTTTTTGTTTTTGTGTCGGTCATACACTATAAATAGACAAGCCTAATTGGTTAAAAATATCTTCAGGGTTACCAAAATGTACTACACGAGGACATTCAGAGTTGAGAAGAATGTTAAGCTCTCCCTCAAGGAAATTCCCTGAAGAAACGTAGTGCGTAACCTCTTCTCCATTAGTTAGAGGCGTTGTAAAAAGCTCTGAAGGCGTTACTGTTTCGTTTCCTTCTTCATCTACTGTCGTTGTTCCTGTAAGCTCTTGTGCTAGAGCTTGAGACTCTTTAGGAATAAGTATCGTTATGGTCATAATCCTATTTTTTTACTAATAAATTTCTCTGTTTTGGTTACCTGTGGGTCTGTAGAAAGTTTCCCTCTTACAAGGAGTTGGTAGAGGTTACCAACGAAGAATAAAGAGGTTCCCGCTCTTGCTCCGATATACAGAGGATAGTTTCCATAGTTTCCTGTTCCTTGGTCTCCTGTATCGCTATCAGCCTGTATACTGTCTACTCGCAAGATATTCTTATCCCCAGATATATCACTTATTCCTGTAAGCACTCCTGACAAAGGTGCAACAACAGAAGTCTTTTTTGTATCCGTAAGAGACGTTCCTTTGCTTTCATATTCAAACGTATTGGCAGTATCAGCGTCTGGTGCTTGCAAAGCAAAACTTCCATTATTAGAAGCG